ACCCAACTGGCATGCAACAAGCTGCAACAGCATCATATTATGCAGGTAAACAAATAATTGTAGGTGCATATCGTAACGCAGCAATAACTGGATCGATCTCACATGATTACTCAACCGGTATTGCAGAAGTTAGATCAGGTATTACACGAGGTAAAGTAACCGTACCAGCATTAGGCGGAGCAACTATTCCACAAGAAATTGCTGGAATGAGCGTTGCAGCAGGAACTGATTATGCATCAATATCTGCTCAATATCAAAATTCTGGTACTCCTGGTACTCAAGTAATATTGACTAATGTTGACAATGAAAGTTTCCAAACACAAATTAGCATGGATAATGCAACTGATAATCCAACAATGCAATTTAATGTATATGATGCAGCTGCAAAACTACACCGATTGTCTATTGGTAAAAATACACCGGGATGGTCAATTTCTAATAATATGACAAATACAACAATGTCATTGTTTTCTGTATTGAATAATGCTAACACAACTGTATTCAATGTAACACAGGATAATAATGTATATAATGGTAAAAATGCATCAACATGGGATACAATATCAGACGCCCGCGATAAAACTAATATTCAACCTATTTTACAAAGTTTAGACTTCATAAACCAAATCGAAGTAGTAACATATGATTGGAACCGTCGCGATGGGGCATTAGTTGGCAAAAAACAAGTTGGATTTATTGCGCAAAATGTATTAGCTGCACAAACAGGTTCCGTGTTAGCAGATTACCTTTCATTAGTATCTGATACAAATCCAGATCAACTTACAATGAATCAATCAGATCTCGTACCATTATTAGTAAGAGCAGTGCAAGAGTTATCAGCAGAAGTAGACACTTTAAAACAACAACTCAACCCATAAGGATAACAATGACTAAAACAATTAGAATCAATGCATTAGAATGCTACCCTAATTTAAATGGATTAGAAAACGTAGTAAAAAATGTAAAATGGACACTCACAGTTGAGGAAACTATTAATGGCAATGTAGAAACAATGTCAATTGACAGTACGACACAAGTACCAGCAGCAGATGCATCCGTATTCACTCCATATGAATTGCTTACTGCAGAACAAGTAACTAGTTGGGTAAATGCAAATACCGATACAAATGCACTTGCAGCACATTTAATTGCTAGACGTAATCGAGAATTAAATGTAATTGCAACAACAACACTTGCGCCTCCATTTTAATTTGGATAAATGAAATAAAATCATTATAATAAATAGAAAGGAAGGTTATGACCCGTAAACTAGATAAAGAGCATGTAGATGCTATCAATGAAATACGTGAAGCATTTGCAGAGAATGCACGAATATTAGGAGCAATCTCAATTGACAAATACATGTTAGAGATGCAACAACAAAAACTAGAAGAACAAGAAACTCGTTATTTAGCGGATTTCGAAAGCCTTCGCACAAAAGAGCAAGAGCTTATGGACGCAATGCGTGAAAGATATGGCTCCGGCCAAATCAATCTTGCGGATGGAACATTTACTCCTGATTCAGGTTTGGCAGAATAAAAACATATTTATATAAAAAATCATAGGAGTTTAAATGGCAGAAAGAATAGTATCACCAGGCGTATTTACGAATGAAGTAGATCAATCGTATTTAGCAGGTGGCGTTGCACAAATTGGTGCAGCAATAGTAGGACCTACAGTAAAAGGACCTGCATTAGTTCCTACGCAAGTAACTTCATATGGAGAATTTGAGGCATTATTCGGTGGATTCACTGATGATTCTTATGTTCCATATGTGGTACAAGATTATTTGCGTTATGGGAATGTGATTACAGTAACACGTTTATTGTATGAAGATGGGTATAAATTAGCTCAAGGAGCATTAGCAGTAGTTGCAACATCAGCATCCGTGTCAGTTGTGTCACATGTATTGCATCCAACCCTTCCAGTAACAACAGATGGGGCAACCAATGTATTTGAAACGTCAACTATTCTGAATGGCGGATCTGGTTCATTTGCATTAAAAGTAGATGGCTCATATGCAGCAGCACCAGACTCAGCAATTGGGTTTGATGCATTCTTGCAAAATTTAGCAACAACACCAATTAGTGCATCAATTGTATCAACACAAAACAATTACGTTGCAAAGTTATTTGGTAACTCTGCAAAGTCTCTAGACTATCCAGTTTATGTTGCATATGAAAATAAAAATGCAGCATCGTCATTTGCAAACTTAGGAGATGTTGCAGTTAGTTTAGTTAAACTTGCAAATTTCGAAAATCTTCAAGATTATCAAACGGCGGTAACACCTTGGATTACATCTCAGAAAATTGGAACTGTTGCAAAAGACTTGCTTCGTTTCCATACATTATCACATGGTACATCTACTAATTACGAAGTTAAAGTTGGTATTCGCGATATCCGCACTGCTACTGAAGTATCTGATCCAAATGGATATGGAACCTTTACAGTTGAAGTACGCAGAGTAAACACATTAACACCAGGTATTGTAGATTCACCATTCTCATCAACAGATACTGACAATACACCAGACCGTGTTGAGCAATTCTTGAATGTAAACTTAGATCCAGATTCTCCAAGATACATTGGACGAGTAATTGGTGACCGTTATCAAACAGTAGATGCTAATGGCAACTTGTTAGTAAATGGTGATTATCCAAACAAATCAAAATACATTCGAGTTGAAGTAACGGATGCGGTTGCTAAAAAGACAAATAATAAGACATTGGTTCCATTTGGTTTCCGTGCACCTTATTCTCCAATCCCAATGGCTGGAGCATCAAACTTAGTTGCAGCATCATATGTAACATCTCAAACAATTGGATCTGTATTTAGTGCAAATAATTTCCATGGATTTGATTTTACCAATGCAAATAACATGAATTATTTAGCTCCATTAGTGACTTCAGGTTCATCAGTAGGAAACAATACAGATTTCTACCTAGGAGATGTTACTCAAGCAGCTTCTGCAGGATATCCTACATTAGCAACTGCTTATTCAGGTTCATTGCAAACTGCATTAGATGCTGGAACAATGTCAACCAATGTATCATTAGCAACACGCAAGTTCATTATTCCATTCCAAGGAGGATTTGATGGAGCTAAACCAAACTTGAAAAAATATTCAGGAGCAAATATTGCACCAGAAAATACATTTGGGTTTGACTGTCAAGGATCTACTACAACTGGTACGGTTGCTTATAATAAAGCATTTAGCTTGTTAAGCAATACTGATTATTATGATATGAATCTATTGATTACCCCAGGTATCATTCATCAACTTCATCCACGTGTAACAGCAAATGCTCGTGCATTAGCAGAAAATCGTCAGGATACATTCTATGTAATGGATTCAAATGCATTAACAGATTCATCAGATGATGTAATTAGTGCAGTAACTGAATTAGATAGCAACTACACAGCAACATATTGGCCTTGGGTTCGCACAACGAATCCTACAAAAAATGTTCCGGTATGGGTGCCAGCATCAGTAATGATTCCAGGAGTATTAGCATTTAATGATTCAGTTTCGGCTCCATGGTATGCACCAGCTGGTTTGAATCGCGGTGGATTAACTGCAGTAACAGATACATACAAGAAATTATCTCAATCAGATCGAGACAGCTTGTATGAAGCTCGCATAAACCCTATTGCCAACTTCTTAAACGATGGAATAGTTGTTTGGGGTCAAAAGACCTTACAAGCTCGCCCAAGTGCATTAGACCGAGTAAATGTGCGTCGTTTGCTTATCGAAGTTAAGAAGTTTATTGCATCTTCAACTCGCTATTTAGTATTCGAACAAAATACCACAGCAACTCGCAACCGCTTCTTGAGCATCGTTAATCCATACATGGAAAATGTACGTGCAAAACAAGGATTGTATGCATTCCGAGTGGTAATGGATCAAAGCAATAACACAGCAGATTTGATTGACCAGAATATCCTTTACGGACAAATATTCCTTCAACCAACTCGTACGGCTGAGTTTATTATTTTAGATTTCAATATTCAACCTACTGGAGCAAGTTTCCCAGGTGCATAACATCTAAAATAAAAAAATCTAAAGGGCAGGTCTTCGGATCTGCCTTTTTTCATGTTATGTGATATTTATTAAAAAATAAGGATAATAAAATGGCATTATTTGATCAAATAAATACTAATTTAGCGTATGCATCTGAAAATGAATTGTTTGACACAGCATTTTCTTGGGAACCGAAACGCCAGAACCAGTTCATCATGGAATTAAATGGTATTCCTTCATACCTAATTAAAACATCTGACAAACCATCTATTAGCAATGGCAAAGTAACGTTAGATCATATTAACTTGAAACGTCAACTTAAAGGTAAATCTGAGTGGAGCGATATTACAATGACGCTTTATGATCCGATTGTACCTTCTGGAGCACAAGCAGTTATGGAATGGGTACGTTTACACCATGAATCAGCAACAGGTCGTGATGGATATTCGTCTTTCTATAAAAAAGAGGTTCGTTTGCATCAATTATCTCCATTAGGAGAAGTTATTGAAGAATGGATCTTGAAAGGGGCTTTTGTTTCTGATGCAAAATTTGGAACAAATGATTGGGCACAAGACGGTGTTCAAGAAATTTCAGTAACATTGGCATATGATTGGGCATTCTTAAATTATTAAGAATTAACATAGCAGTTGAAATGGGAGTTAGAAATAGCTCCCATTTTTTATGTTCGCAATATTTATAATAAAGGTTATATAGAATATGAGTAATACAACAAGATTAGGCAATAAAGACATAGTAAACATTGCCAAACAACGTTTTGACAAACAACAACGCAGCAAACTTCCAAGCATCATTGTAAATTTACCAAGTGGGGGAGCAATTTATCCAAAATCGCATCCACTTTCATCTGGTAAAGTAGAAATGCGATACATGACGGCTTATGATGAGGATATTTTAACAAATATTTCTTATGTAAGAGAAGGCGTGGTATTTGATAAATTGTTGGAATCTTTGGTAGTTGACGATATTGATATCAATGATATTGCATCATCAGATAAAGATGCACTTATTATTAATGCCCGTATTTCTTCTTATGGACATGAATACCCTGTTGTAGTTACTGATCCAAAAACAAACAAATCAATTGAAACGGTTGTTGACCTTCGCAGAATACAACCTAAAGAATTCACATTAATTCCAGATGAAAATGGTGAGTTTGATTATCGAATTGACGACCAATACACATTAAAATTCACATATTCATTCAATTTATCGGATTTTGAAAAAGTATCTGATTTGCTTAGCACATACATAACTCAAGTAAATAATTCTCGCAATCAACAAGACATTGATGATTTTATTCGTTACAATTTCTTAGCAGGTCCCGCAAAGCAATTCCGCAAATACATTGCAGAAAATACACCAGGCCTGGATTATTCTTATGAGTTTGAAGGTGAAGATGGAGGCACCTTCACAGCTGGGTTTCCAGTTGGCGCCGACCTTTTTTGGTTTTAAACCGAAAGACCGACCATATCTTCATGAAAATATCTTCAATATGCTTTGGCATGGCGAAGGTCGTTGGACATGGGATGAAATTTATCAAATGCCTATCTTCTTGCGCCGGTTTTATGCAAAACAAATCAATAAAATTATTGAATCTAAACAAGCAGCAATAGAAGAAAGAAATAAAGCTCGATCTAATACTCCTAAGTTACCCAGAAAACCTGGTAGTTAATATTTATTGTAAATGAGACAATCAATACAAGATATTATCCGTCATGCGAAACAGCAACCTAAATTAGGTATGGCTGATATTACTGATTTAGCTGATCAGTTTAAAAATGCCGCAGACGCATTAGGATCTAATTCAAACGTAGCACTTGCAGGTATTGGTAAATTAAATGAGTTAGTTAAAGATTTAGCAACAAGTTATACTACTGCTGCAAATAATACTAAATTCTTAGATGATGCAACAAAAGGCTTGCGTGATTCGTTTGGATTAAATATAAAAGATGCTACATTATTTTATGGGCGGTTAACAGATATAGCAGCAGCATTTGATATTAGTGCTACAAAATTAGCTGCATATTCTAAAAACCTTAAGGGCGTTGTTGGAATATATTCGAATCTATCTAAAGGCATATCAGCTGGCTTAGAACCATTATTAAAAACGCAACAACTTCTTCAAAATAATTTAGGATTATCTGGTGATGTAGCAAATAAAATGACAATGTATTCTGCAATGAATAATACATCAACTGCTAATATGCTTGATAATCAGCAAAAAATTGCAGATAATCTTACCAACCAATTTGGTGTTCAAGTAACATTAAAAGACATAATATCTGAGGTTGCTACAGTCACCGAAGATTTACAACTTCAATATGGAAAAATACCAGGTGCGTTAGAAGTTGCAGCAGTTCGAGCTAAAACATTAGGATTCTCAATGTCACAGCTTCACAAAACAGGTGAAGGCTTATTGAATATTCAATCAAGCATCGGCGATGAGTTAGAATACCAATTATTATCAGGTAGACGATTAATAGGTGATGCAACAGCAAATGAAAAACTACAAGGCAAGAGTTTAACAAATGCATATCGCGAAGCAACATTGCGAGGCGATGCAAATGAGCAAATGAATATTATGAATCAATTGGTTAGTCAAGAAGGCGAAACCATACGCAATAACTTGTTTGCTCGACAGCAATTAGCTAAAACATTAGGGACCGATGAAGCAACATTAGCTCGTACATTAGCAAAACAAAAACTATTGAAAGATCTTAATGCTGAAATGTTGGTAAACATGTCACCTACAGAAATGACAGCTGCTATAAGAGATTTACCAGGGTTTAAAGAATTGAACCCGGAAGAACAAAAAGCAAAATTAGATGAGTTAATGAAAATTAACGATACACGTAGCGCTGAAGATAAAATGGCTGACTATCTCGAAACTATGGTATCGAAAGGTATACGTTTATTAGCCGGACCAGAAGAACTATCAAAAATAGCAGATGATGCTGCTTTACAAAAAGAAGCAGGTTTACGAGCAGGCTATACAAATTATGACACTGTGATGAATACAGGTAATGCTGGTATCGCTGGTACATTAACAGTTGCAATGAATAACATTTCAACAGCAGTTGATTTATTTAAAGATGTATTCACCGGCATTACAAATCCATTAGCTGCATCAAAAATAGATAACCCAATCGATCTTACAGCTGAAACAGTAGTATTATCAACATCAGCCACATCAATGAATGATGGAGTAGTAGGCCCAGGATCTGGTAAAATATTATTCAACGGCCCTGAAGGTGCAATTAAATTCTCTGATAATGATTACATTACAGCATCAACAAATAACCCGATGTCTGGTGGAGGGGGATGGGCTCAAGTAGTTGCAGCAATCGAAGCTCAAACCCGTGCTTTAGCAAATGCAACACCTGCATCAAGTATCAATCCTGATTATTGGACATAAACATGATAAACCCAACTACATTAGCAGGATCTCAATTCACTGCACCATACAATATTCTTCCAGATACTATTTATCTGAACCCAAGTGCAGTAGGCGGAACACAATTCACCGCACCATACAATATTCTTCCGGATCAAAAACTTAAAAATCCAACACTACCATATTCATCACAGTTCCATGCAGGATTTGCATTAAACCCAAATCTCAGATTTGAAACAGAAGTACCAACATTTCCAGGCCGCCCTGCTGATGTTCCTAATAGTCCATTCATAACTAATTTAGTAAATGCAAATGCTTTAGAAAAAACTGATGAATCAACCCCAGCTCGAGCTTGGACTGCTGGATCTTGGGTACATACCAATGTTAATTTAAAAACTACTGCTGGCAACGTTTTCGGCTTTGCATCTTTAGCTGCTGGTTCATTATTTGGAATACCACAAATAGGTCAAGTAGGCCAAAATGGTGTTGGAGGAAAAGATAATGATGATACTTTATCAGGAACATACACATCATTACCATTTAACAAACTAAAATCACCTGCATTAGTAAAATATTCAGATTTCCGTTCACGACTGAATATTGATTTAGATTCCGAACAAGGACTAGGCCAACAAACCTTAGCATATGTTACTTCTAGACGTTTAGACGGATTTTCAGCAGCATTGCGAGGTAGCATAAAAGCAGCAATGTATTCAGCTGCAGCTGTTTCGCCAATTGGTCCATATAGCGTATTTAACTTGGATGGTAGTGGATTTACTGGTTATGGTTGGGGTGAACATGATCATCCTGATGCAGTCCGCAAAGATTTCACAATGCGCAGTCATGTTGCAAAGAAATGGATACCAGGAACCTCTACTGCATTATTAGGATCTAATACATTAGGATCAAATGCATTAACACGAGTAGCAGCGGGAAGATATG